CGAGAAAAACCCCGGCCAACCTGGCCAGATTCAGGCCGGTATTGACCTGCTGAAATCCGCCATCCAGCAGCACAACAGCTGCGGCGGCAAGAAAGACCTGGAGCGCGCCGAGCGCCTCCTCAAGAAACACGCTGGTGCTGCCAGCTAACCGAGCGGTCCCCCGCACCCGGGCGGCTCGGGTCGGATCAGCAGGGTGACTCCTTCCCGCGCTGTGAAGCCCCGACCACCGCCCACTTATTAAAGGCCCGGCCATGAGCGGATTCATCGCAGGCGGCGACACCAGCGCCGCCTACCCGATCAGCAACTCGGAATTCTGGCCGGATATCGACGGCCAGCAACTGCGCGCCGCGATGCGTATCGACTCCAGCGTCACCGACGACCGCCTCGAAGTGGCCACAGTCAACGCCATGATCGAGGCCAACCGCGAGCTCTCCGCCTACCGCACCGCACGCCGGGCCGAAGGCCACGCCACGCTGGCCGACGTACCGGGCGAGAAGATAAAGGGCGAAAGCCAGTGGCTGCACCTTTACCGCCGCGTCATCTACTGCGGCGCCCTGGCCGAGCTGATCGAGCGTTACAACAGCTTCGACGCCACCAACAGCGGCGAGCAGAAGGTCACTGAGGAAGAGAGCAGCCCTGACCAGCTGCGGCGCGATGCCCGCAAGGCCCTGCGCACCATCCTCGGCATCAGCCACGCCACCGTGGAGCTGCTCTGATGAACAAGCCCAAGGTCATCGACTGGAACGAAATTTCCCGCCTCGGTCTGCTGGAGCGGATCAACCGCGAAATCATGCACCCGCTGGGATACGCCGTTTGCCGTGAAGTCGAATCTGGCCGATCACCAGGCGCGCTCGTCTCAGAGGACGGCCCCTGGGTTTATCCCGACCAAGTCGAACAACAGGGGCGCAACTGATGGCCACCGTCATCGCCGCCCAGGGCGACACCGTCGACAGCCTCTGCTGGCACTACTACGGCCGCACCGCGGGCGTCACCGAGGCCGTCCTCGACGCCAACCCAGGCCTCGCCGACCTCGGCCCGATCATCCCGCACGGCACCGCCGTCATCCTGCCGGACGCCGCCCCCCAACCCGAACAGCGCCAAGTGGTGAACCTATGGGACTGATCTACCTCGCCGTCTACAAAGGCGAAGGCAAGTTCTTCAGCCGCCTGCCATTCGTGCAGCTCGCCCACTCTCTTCCACAGGACGCAAGGAATGTCACAGATGCCTGACCGCCCCGAAACCTGGGCCATGCTGCTCGCCTGGATAGAGCAGCATCACCCGCTCATCTATGCCGCCGTGCTTTCGGCGCTGCTCGCCTCGGCCCGCTTCATCTATTCCGGCGGCAGCCTACGCCGTGCCCTGGGCGAAGGCTTCATCTGCGGCCTCATCACCCTGGCAGTGAGCAACGGCCTGGCCCTGTTCGGCATTCCCGAACAGTTCGCGCCCTTCTTCGGTGGCGTGGTCGGCCTGCTCGGCGCCGACTTCGTGCGCTCCAGCCTCAAACGCATCGCTACCCGCAAGGCAGACCAGCTATGACCGAAACCCTCAAGCACGGCGACAAAGGCCTCGCCGTCCGCCGCCTGCAGCAACAACTCAACGCGCACGGCGCCAAGCTGGTCACCGATGGCGACTACGGCGACGAAACCGAAAAGGCCGTCCGCGCGTATCAAGCCAAGATCGGCCTGGTGGTCGACGGCAAGGCCGGCGAGAAGACCCTCGCAGCCCTGACCGGCACCGACTGCAGCAAGCTGCTACGCAATGCCACCCTCGTGGCCGCCGCTTCTCGGCTTGGCGTCGAGCTGGCCGCCATCTACGCCGTCAATGAGGTGGAGAGCGCAGGCACCGGGTTCCTGGCCACCGGCAAGCCAAAGATCCTCTTCGAGCGTCACGTCATGCACCAACGCCTGGCCCTGCCGCGCGCCGAAGGTGACGACCAGGCCGCCCTGCGCCGCCACGCCGACGAGCTCGCCGCCCAGTTCCCCGCCCTGGTCAACGCCAAGCCCGGCGGATACATCGGCGGCGCCGCAGAACACCAGCGCCTGGCCCAGGCCCGCATGATCGACGCGCTCTGCGCCAACGAGTCAGCCAGTTGGGGCGCCTTCCAGATCATGGGCTACCACGCCGAGCGCCTGGGCTATGCCAGTGTCGAAGAGTTCGTCCGACTCATGAGCCAGGACGAAAACCAGCAGTTCGAGGCGTTCGTCCGCTTCATCGAAGCCGACCCAGCCCTCCTCAAGGCCCTCAAGGGCAAGAAGTGGGCGACCTTTGCCAAGGGCTACAACGGCCCAGCCTACGCCCGAAACCTATACGACGTGAAGTTGGAGCGCGCCTACGAGCAACACGCTGCCTGCGGTTGCGGCAAGGTGGCAGCGTGAATATTGCCGCGCACGCCCGGCGCCTAGAGCTGCGCGACGTCGACGTCGAGTGCCACCAGAAGGCAGCCAACCCATGAACAAACCCAACAGCCTCCGCGAGCACCTACTCACCGCCGTCGCAGGCCTCAAGAAGAACCCCGACCGGCTGCTCATCTTCATCGACACCGGCAGCGTCCGTTGCACGGCGGCCAAGGGCCTGTCCTTCGAGTACACCTACACCCTGCAGGTCCTGCTCACCGACTTCGCCGGCCACCCAGACAGCGTGTTCATTCCAGTGCTGGAGTGGCTGCGCCGCCAGCAGCCGGAGCTGCTCACCAACCTGGAGCGCGGCAAGGATGCCATCGCCTTCGAGGCCGACATCCTGGACGGCGGCAAGGTCGATATGTCGCTCAAGCTGCCACTCACCGAGCGAGTCATCGTCAAGCGCCTGGACGATGGGAGCCTCGATATCAGCCACCCCGAAGAGCCGGACTTCGAGCTGTGACCGACAATCTCCACGCCCTGGAAGAGTGGGCCGGCCTGCTGCTCGCCAAGCTCTCCCCGGGCGAGCGGCGTAAGCTCGGCAACAGCATCGGCCGCGAGCTGCGTCGCAACCAACAAAAGCGCATCGCATCCCAACGCAACCCGAACGGCACCCCGTACGCAGTCCGCAAGCCCCGCAAGCTGCGCGACAAGGTCGGCCGCATCAAGCGCCAGATGTTCGCCCGTTTGCGCCAGGCCAAGTACCTGCGCCTGCAGAGCACCCCCAATACCATCGCCATCGCCTTCGCCGGCCGCGTCTCACGCATCGCCCGCGTCCACCAGTACGGCCTGCGCGACCGCCCCGGGCGCGGCCAGGCCGACGTGCAGTACGACCGCCGCGAGCTGCTCGGCTTCACCGACGACGACCTCGAAATGATCCGCGACCGCCTCCTGGCCCACCTCACCGTCTGACCTAGCGCTGTAGCGCGCCCCGCTACAACCCGCGCCAAGTGCGCCCCGCGCGCGCGCGCTGCAGCATCAGCAGCATGAACCAACTCGCCGAACTTGCCCGCCTCATTGAAAACCTCGTCCGCCTCGGCACCATCGCCGAGGTCGACGTCGCCAAGGTCCGTGTCCGCGTGAAATCTGGCGACATCACAACCACCTGGCTGCCCTGGCTGGCACTGCGCGCAGGCACCTCTAAGGAATGGGACCCGCCCACCGTCGACGAGCAAGTCGTCCTACTCAGCCCATCCGGCGTGCTCGCCCAGGGCGTCGCCCTGGTCGGCCTGTTCAGTGACGCCAACCCGGCCAACGGCGACCGCGAGGGCCTGCACCGCCGCACCTACCCAGACGGAGCTGTTGTCGAGTACGACTTCGTTGCACATGTGCTCCGCGCCATCCTTCCCGACGGCGGCGTCACTCACCTGGTCAGCACCGGCGGCATCCATATCGACGGCCCTATCACCCACAACGGTGACTACACCCAGACCGGCGACCAGCACGTCACCGGCACGGTCAACGTCAGCGAGGACGTCATCGCCGCCGACATCAGTCTGCGCAACCACCGTACCAAAGGCGTCACCAGAGGAACCGCCGTTTCGGATGGGCCAACCTCATGATCGGCATGAGCGCCAAGACCGGGCGCACCATCCGCGACCGCCAGCACCTGGCTCAATCCATAGCCGACATCGTCACCACACCGCTCGGCAGCCGCATCATGCGCCGAGAGTACGGCAGCCCGATGGCCGACCTCATGGACTGGCCGCTCAACAGCGCCACTCGCCTGCAGGCCTATGCCGCCATCACCATGGCCCTGATGCGCTGGGAGCCGCGCATGCGCCTCAGTCGCGTGCAACTCACCCCCACCGACGTCCCGGGTGGCGCCGTGCTGGACATCGAGGGCACCGTCACCGACACCAACGAAGCCCTCAGCCTGCGCGTGCCGCTGAGCTTGGGGGCCTCCACATGACCACCACCTTTACCCCTATCGACCTCAGCCGACTGCCGGCGCCCGTCGTGGTCGAGCAAATCGACTACGAAGCGATCCTCGCCGAGCGTAAGGCCTACGCAGTCAGCCTTTGGCCGGCCGACCAGCAGTCCGAGGTGGCCGCCACCCTCGCCCTGGAGTCCGAGCCGCTCACCAAGCTGCTCCAGGAGAGTGCATACCGCGAAACTCTGCTCCGCCAGCGCGTCAACGAGGCCGCCCTCGCCGTGCTACTACCCTTCGCCAAGGGCGCGGACCTGGAGCAGATCGGCGCACGCTTCAACGTCGAACGGCTGACCATCACCCCGGCCAACCCTTCGGCCGTGCCCCCGGTGGCGGCTGTGATGGAGGACTACGAGAGCCTGCGCGAGCGCATCCAGATGGCCATGGAGGGCCTGAGCACCGCCGGCCCGCGCAACGCCTACATCTTCCACGCCCGCAGCGCGGACGGCCGCGTCGCCGATGCCTCGGCAATCAGCCCGGCCCCGGCCGAGGTCGTCGTCACTGTGCAGAGCGCCCTAGGCGATGGCACCGCGGCGGCCGATCTGCTCACCGCGGTCGCCGCCTACCTCAGCGACGAGGACCGCCGCCCAGTGGCCGACCGCCTAACAGTGAAGAGCGCCGAGGTGCTGCCCTACACCGTGGAGGCCGTGCTCTACCTCAACAGTTCCGGTCCCGAGTCTGAGCCGGTACGCGCCGCTGCCGAGGCTCGCCTTGCTGCCCTGGTCAACGCTCGCCGCCGCCTTGGCCAGGAGGTCAACCGCTCCGCCCTGGATGCCGCCCTGCACACCGAAGGCGTCAAGCGCGTCGAGCTGTCCGGCTGGTCCGACATTGTCGCGAGCCTCACTCAGGCACCGTATTGCACCGCCTACAGCGTCACGGTGGCCGAGTAATGGTCGCGCATCTGCTACCGGGCAACGCTACCGAGCTGGAGCGCGTCGCCGCCCAGGCTTTGGCGCAGATCGAGCGCGTGCCCCTGCCGCTGCGCGACCTCTGGAACCCGGACGCCTGCCCCGTGGCGCTGCTGCCCTACCTGGCCTGGGCCTTCTCGGTCGACCGCTGGTCCCAGTCCTGGCCCGAGAGCGCGAAGCGAAACTCCATCAAGGCCGCCTATTTCATCCACTCCCGCAAGGGCACCATCGGCGCGCTGCGCCGCGTGGTCGAGCCGCTGGGCTACCTGATCGAGGTGCGCGAGTGGTGGGAGGAACTGCCTCTGGGCGTGCCCGGCACCTTCCGCCTGCTGATCGGCGTGCTCGACACCGGAATCACCGAGGCCATGTACCAGGAGCTCACCTGGCTGATCGACGACGCCAAGCCTGTCAGTCGCCAGTTGATCGGCCTCGATATCACGCTGGAAACCCGCTTAAACGCCCATGTCGGCTTCGCCGTTTATGACGGCGACGAGATCGATGTTTACCCCTGG